AATAGTCAATTTTATCTCTATGATGAGATAAAATAGTTTTTTGTGTATGGACCCGGTGGGAGTTGAACCCACGACCGGCGACTGATAAGGTCGATGCTCTACCAACTGAGCTACGAGTCCATATACAAGACCCTTATCTTTAAGCCTTTATTTCAATTGCCCATCAATAAAACATTTTATCTTAAACGCTTGGAACTGAACCGTGGTATCACTCAGATCATCTCTTTTGGATTTATGAGTTACAAATATCTGAGACATAGTCTCCATGTCGTTTCTTAATGTAAAGATATTAGACGCTTCATCACACGCCCATTTCTTACGTTGAACTTTAGTCATCTTTTTGAGTAACCCTTTTTTATCAACAACCTTTTTAGGAGCTCCAAGTACTCGAGTCTTATTCTTTGAAGGGAAGATGATAATCTCCTTCGTATCTAGGTATGTGAATGTAAACCAGGATACACAATGCTGTTCTAACCGCTGAGCCATAGGATTTGTTTTCATCTGCTGTTCAATAATAACAAAAGAGCAATCATCAAACAGATCTCGGTGTTTATCTAAATAATTGGTTAGATTGATAAACATCTGAACATCAAATGCTACTCCTTTTCTTCCAGGTAAAAGATCAACTAGATCAAGGAAAATCTTTGTTCCGTTATTGTATACATGGGATAGAACTTGAGACTTAAATCTGTCTGTTGCTTCTCCGTTATCATCGTATCTCTGAGTCTTAGGACACAACAGCTTTTTCAGGTCTTCTACATCAAACTCCTCAACATAGATTGCAAAATTGTGAACACCGATATCGATACTGATCCCTTTCATCTTGTATATAAATATATACAATCTTTAATTATCTATTCATCGAGTAAAATTTAAATATCAGGATATTTAAATTTTAGTTTTAATCTGGGTTGTATTAAATCATTTTCACCTTATAGACATCCTAAATTATATCTCACTTATTTACTATTCTTCTTTATTTATTTAGCTCCTGCATCAACCAACAGTTTAATAGATTCTTTATCGGTTTGAACAGATAGAGGGGTCTTACCGTTGTCGCTTCTGATATTCACATCTGCCTTAGCATCAATCAACATCTGTATATACTCCGGTTTATTGTATCTGAAGAGAGCTGTCTCACCGTCGTTGTTTTTAGCGTTCACATTCGCTCCTGCCTTAATCAGCAACTTGAAAATATAATCATTGTTTCCCTTTCTACCCCCAAGGTTGTGAAGAGGAGTATCACCTTCATTATTCATGCTATTTACATCTACTCCCGCATCGATCATCTTCTTAAAAGCAAAATCAATATCTTCGTGTCCCACATATCCTAACGCAAGTATATGAAGAACTGTGTTACCTTCATTATCTGTGGCATTCACATCTATTCCTGATGCGAACAACATATCATAAATAGGTTCGACATCTTCATCCGCGGTATTACTCAAGACTAGTGCGTGAAGAATGGTCTCTCCATTATCGTTCCTGATATTCACATCTGCTCCTGCACCGAGAAACAGATTGAAAACATTATCTTCGTCGGAATAATCGATCACGGTATCCTCCAATATAAGTAAGTGAAGAGCCGGCTCACCCTGTTCATTCTTACCGTTCACATCCAATCCTGATTTGATTAACAACTTGAAAAGAGGATAGTTGTGGTCACTGTAAATATCGTAATTATATATGAGAGTGTGAATATAAGTTTGTCCATCGTTGTTTCTACCATTCACATCAGCTCCTGCTGTAATCAATATTTGTACATTCTTCGGAACCATATGCCTAAAGATAGCAGTTTCCCCTTCGCCGTTTTTAGCATGTACATCTGCTCCTGCCTCAACCAGAAGTCTCAAGATTTCGTCAGTATGATTCTCGCAGTGAAGAGGTGTGTTACCGAGTTCATCTTTCTCATTCACATCTGCTCCAGCTGCGATCAGAGCTCTCACCTCCTCCGGAGTAGTTGCGTTGAAAAGAGTAGTCATTTCTGTGGTTGTAGTGGAAAGGGGTCAGGTGATCTATTGTAGGATCTACCATATATAAATCACTTTTTCTCCCTGTGGTATTGAATTTTATAATCTATTGGTTGGTTATAAAATTCTTAATTCGACCCAGGCTCATCGGAGTCTTCGTCTCCTTTTTCACCTTCCTCTCTTCCTTCATCTTCCTCCTCTCCGTCGTCACCTTTTTCACCTTCCTTATTTTCTTCACCTTCATCTTTCACGTCATCCTCCTCTTCGTCCTCATTTTTCTCCTCATCAATAATCGTCTGTTCGAATCTAACAGCTTCAGGATCTGCTGTGATCTTATTCGGTGCAAAACTGCTCAGTAACAATCCATCCAATGTTCTTACACGAGACAACGCAACATAAGCCATTCCAGGGGCAAACAACGAAGGTCCAAGATCCATAATAACATAATCCAGGGTAAGAGATTGCGATTTATGAATAGAGATTGCCCATGCCAGAATCAGGGGGATCTGATATCGTATCAGTTTAACATTACCATCCTCGAATTCGTACGCATTAAGAAGAATACGCATAGTAACCCCGTTTTTAAAAAGTACAAGCACTCCGTCAGGATCACAATGTAAGGCGACTCCTCTAGATCCATTAAGCAACCCAAGTTCAACCGATAAATTATATGTTAAAATAACTTGAGCTCCTGGTTTTAGATAAATCTGCCGATCAATCACTGTGTCTAAGAACTCGGTGTACTCCATAATATCTTTTCCTGAAATCTTGTCTTTATTGTTCTTCTTAATCATTCGATCACTAACACTCTCTTTCTCCATATTTTTGAGTTCAGATTTGGTTATGAACTTATCCACTGCATTGTAGATAACAGTCTCTCCGTCCAATTTAGCCAATTCATCTAGATTGTGTTGAGCAACATCCTTTTTTAAAGAGAACAGTTTAGTAGGTTTAATTTTCTCATTCTTATCCCCTCCTTTACGTATATAGTCTATATACGCTTCAACTCTCTTGTATAGTGTTTTAACATCTTCCTTTGTGTGACGCGCCATACGTACTCTCATAAGAAGCTCAAAGTGAGAAAGATCGGGGTATCTTTTGGGTTCGGTCAATCTGACAACTCTAAAATTCATTTCATCCCATACAGACGATGTAAAAACAAAAGAATCGTTAACCGGAGGTAATTGTAGAAAATCACCTGAAACGATAAGGCTCTTCCCTCCAAAAGGTAGAGTGTTATCACATAGGAGTTGTCCTACCTTATCCAGAAGTTCAAATATTTTTGCTCCTAACATCGATATCTCATCAATAACTAGAACATCGGTCTCTTCCCACCGTTTACAACATTCTCTATTATACAGTTTCAATCGGTTAAAAATTGTGATCGCAGACTCCTTTCCGATCTTGATACCAGCCCATCGATGAATAGTAGTTCCTCCGATGGATAAAGCGGAAACTCCAGTTGTAGATGTGATGTGTAAAATTTTACCTCTCTTAATAGCCTCCGGTTGAATATAGTTTTTTATGTTATACGTTTTTCCTACTCCTCCAGGCCCGGATAGGAAAATATTTCTCTTTTTATCAAACACCAGACTTATGAGTTTTTCTTTCTTCTTAGAGTCCGCATCTACACTCACTTTATTAAAAGAGATTGAAATGGATTTTTCTTCAGCCATTATCAGTTACGGTTGATGAGTTATAATTATTAATATTATCCTTTTGAATCACTTTTAATCATTATCTATTTATTATATTTATCGATTAGTATAAATAAATGATGGAACATCAGCAACAGTTATTGTTGTGCTCTGATCAACAAGAGGAGACGAAGCAAAGCGAGACCGACGAATGGAGGACCGACGAATGGAGGACAAAGCGAAGTAATGCTGAAAAAGATAAAGAAAGAAGTGTTGTTGAAAGAGATGATATTGAAACAGTAGATGAGGAAAGTGATGATACTGATGTTAAGAAATGGATTATAGTTCAAGATAGATTTGATCATAAACAGTACACATCCTTACTTCAAGAAGTAGAGTATCTTAAAGGGATGGTTGTTGAAATGCATAAACTGATGATGATACAAGGAGAAAATGTAGAGAGGATCGGATCTAATGTTGATAGTATGAACGCTAGTGTAATATTTGTATCGAGAGAAATAAGCTTAATGAAGAATAGTAAAGTAACTCAATCTAAGTTGGCATACCTACGAGACTATCTGGTGCCTACGTTAAGATTGGCAGGGACATATACTCCTATACTGATGTTGATGGCGTCTAAAGCAGGATTTACAATGTCAACATTGAGCTATCTGTTTTTCAAACTGTTTTAAAATTTAAATTGTACAATTTAAATTTATCTCTTTTCAGATTTAACTTCATCATAGATATCCAATATGGTACGATGAAGGGATGGATTAATAACATCTAAATTAATCTTGACTCCGGATTCAATAAGAGCTTTTATCGATCCTTTATCATCTTGACAATAGATGGGTAGCTCACCCATCATACTAAAAGCATTTATATCTGCTCCGTGTTTTATAAGAAGTCTTGTAGCCCCTTCATCCTTAGGCCAATGAAGAGGAGTTTGTAAATCTATATTAACCGCATAGACTTCTGCTCCAGCTTCTATCAAAGCTTTTACATTATCCTCTCTGTACTGATGATGAAGAGGTGAGCTACCGTATTTATCTGTACTATTAACATTCTCCCCGTTATTTATAAGTTCTTTGATCTTTTCCACTGATAAAGACGAATTGAATAAGGAAAACATTTAATCTAAACATCCATTTATTTAAGGAGATTTGTCCGTCTACCTCACAAACTTCATACTCGTTTCATTCGGCCACCTACAGCGTCCATGATCCGCTTATGATCCACCTTCCTTCCTACTCCACCTCCGTTACCATCTTCTTCACCGCAGTACCACTTGTTGAATGCAAATGTTCGAGTGAGCTTGTGTAGCTTCCACCACTTACAATGACGAATAAATCTTGTAATCTTCTCACTAGCCATATTTTTAACTACATGTCTAACAGCTCTATTTTTTTTCATAGGTGTATCACCATTATTACATCTCTCATTCACATCTGCTCCAGCGTCTATAAGGACACGAATAGACTTTTTATTGTTTATATAGAGAAGAGGACCACACCCCCATTTATTATTCTTAATTTCTACACCTGAATCTATAAGAAGCTTTACCACTTTAGGTCCAAAATCCATATGTAATAGATTCCCATATAGATAACACACAGATTTCACATCCGTTCCAGCTTCAATTAAAAGTTTTATTACATTTACATTTCTCTGTGTGTAGATAGGAAGTCTATCATCGATATCTCTTGCATTCACATCTGCTCCTGCTGCAATGAGAAGTTTTACTATCTCTATATTTCTTTGTGTATGAAGTGGAGTTCTATATATAGAATCTCTAGCATTCACGCGTGCTCCTGAACCGATGAGAAGTTTTACTATCTCTACGTTTCTTTGTGTATACAGGGGAGATTTATATAATATATTTTCTGTATGTACACGCGCGCCTGCGGTAATAAGAAGTTTTACTGATTCGATATGTTTCTGTACATGAAGAGGTGTGTTCATTTTATCATCTTTTGAATTTACATTTGCTCCAAGTTTTATAAGAGTTTTTACATTTTCTGGAGATTGAACATGAAGAGGAGTATACCCTCTTCTTCCTTTTATATCAGGATCAATACCGCTTTGTACAAGATTGATAATTATGTCTTCAGGAGTATTTACATCGAACATCTGTTTTCTGTATTTATTCATCATGATGAAGGGCTGAATTTATATATGACAAAGAATATAAATTCATTTTCTTATCCTTTATAGTTTTGTTCTTTTTATTTTAGTCAATCTTCATTCGGACACAATCTTTTTCATACAAACTTTATTTGTCTACCTCACAAACTTCGTATTCATTTCATTCGGCCACCTACTACCTCACAAATTTCGTGTCCATGATCCGCTTATGGTCCACCTTTCTTCCGACCCCACCTCCATTACCATCCACCTCACCACAGTACCATTTATTAAACTTGAATGTTCGAGTGAGCTTATACAGTCTCAACCACTTGCAGTTACGCATAAACCTCACGATTCTCTCCTGTGATAATTTCCTAATCCTTTGTTTCTCATTCTCAGCCGCGATCTCGTCCGCAGCTTCTCTCACCAAGGGGTTGTCGATAGGAGCAACCCCGTGTGTGTTTCTCTCATTTACATCACACCCGGCATTGATAAGGTATCTGATCGAATCATAATCTTTTGGGTAGTGAAGAGGGTTTGATCCTTCATTATCTCTTGCTTTAAAATTTGCCCCCAATCTTCCAAGAATCTCGACTGTGAAATAGTAATCTGCGTAATGAAGAACCGTACATCCATACTGATCCTTCTCGTTTATATCACCTCCGTTTCTGGTTAAAAGGTACAGTACTGTTTTTGATGCTTTTTCAGCACACGAGTGGATAAGAGAAATTCTAGGTTTGAGATTTGCTTTGGATTGAACCAATAAACTAAAAATACTTTTATTGCATGTTTGACAATGAACTGGAGTAAATCCATTTACATTCTCTGCGTTAACATCTGCTCCAGCATCTATAAGAGCTTCAGCGACTTCTAGGTCTCTCACGTAATGTAGAGGTGTTCCTCCGGACGAATCTCTCGCGTTGACATCAGCTCCAGCTTTAATATACAGGTTAGCCGCCTCTATATTGTTACAGTAATGTAGAGGAAAGAGTCCGTATGCATTTTTCACATTTACTTTTCCCTCCTTCACAACATTCATTGCGGTTTGAAGCTCAAAAGAGGACATTGTAAAAACAAACACAGAGAAACCCGTAAATTTATATAACTTTTAGATTATATAAATCAATTTTCATCTTATAACACTTACCTTTACCTTTACTTTA